ATAGTTGCGTGTATCCACCATTACACGCTATGGAGATAAACTGGATCACTTCCTTAATGTTTGAACGCTACCCCTATAATTGCACCACCACTTAACACTTGTGATATATTTCGTTGCATCCGCAAGCGTTTAATGGTTTTCTTGTCGTTCTCTATTTGCCCTTTCAATTCGGTCAAAGAGTTCTGTGTTTCGTTTAAGGTAATTTCTTGCTTCATTGATTGGAGCTTGGCTTGCATCAATTCGTTCTCCAATTTGTTGATTGTATTGTGTGCTTCGTTCAACTCTTCCCTTTGCTTCATTACTAAGCTCTGTGCTTCGGCCAAGGGAATGTTGGATGCTTCGATTGAGCTCAAGGCTTTCTCGTTGTTTCTCTTGAGCTCGTTCCACTGCGTTAATGGTACGCTGATAGTCTGCTCCACTTGGCTGATAGAAGATATATCCGATGCAAAGGCAGATGAGGACCCCAATACCACCGATAATAATATAGCGGTAAGTAGGGTTATCAAATAATACTTTGATTTTGTCATACATTATACCCCTCCTGCGTAGTCAGTAATTCCCCTAGCGATAGCACGAGCGATAGTGTCTAAATCATTAGTTAGCATAGCATGGTCTTCTTCGTTATCAATGAATGCCATTTCAACTAATACAGCTGTTGCATCTGTACCATTTAGCACCCAAAGGTCATCACGTTTTTTAACACCACGATCAACTGTATTAATGCTTCTGATGATTTGGCTTTGAATGTCGTTTGCTAGTCGTTGCCCATTAAATGACTTGTACAAAGTTTCTGTACCTCTAGCTTGCGTGTTAAAAGCATTGCAATGAAGTGATACAAAGATATCTGCACCCCAAGAATCAGATTCAGCACATACAAGACCTAAATCATCATCTTGCAGGGTTCTAACTTCACATCCTGCAGTCTCTAAATACCGTGCCAACATTTTGCCCGCATCACGTGCTACATCGCACTCACGTGTGCCATACACAGGATTAACTGCACCACTGTCTAAATTAATATCGTGTCCGGGATTAATAAATACTTTCATCGTTTATCCTCCTCTTCTAATTTATCAGGAATACCATTATTATTTTTGTCTAACCAAAGTCCTAAGAAACCTACAACAGCCATTAATACGCTAGGGATGAATATATGATCTATGATATTAAGCCCTACATTAATCAGCTTGTTCGCCTCGTCAGATACGTACCCGCTAACAAATGACATAACATACTGAGTTATTACCAATAAAATAGGCACTAGCATAATAAATACTAGCGCCCGTGTAGCGAATATTCCTGTAGGGTGGAAGTTGGCCACCCTAACAGATTGATATGATTTTTTTATTGAATTAATGAGCTTTGGCGGTATGTTCATGAAAATCACCTCTTAACTCATCAACTCTGTTTTCAATGCCATCAACACGTGTTACCAACTTAACGTGTTCTGCATATTCTTTAGTCCGTTGTTCTCTTGATAGTTTGATTTCCTCTTTCAATTCAACAAGGATCTCATTTAGTCTATCCATTCTCTCCTTGTTCCTAAGTAATATAGGCAAAATTAAAAGACGGTAACTTGCACCGCCTATGAGTCCTACTATTGTTAATGTTGTTAAAATATCATCCAACTGAAACTGCCAAGTCCACATTTAGCAACTCCTTTCTGTTTCCGTAAAATCAGTTAATTCTTGCATGTGTTCTCCCTGTGGTTTGATTAATTATAAATGGTCAGCGTTTTGGATACCTGTGTTGATGTAGCTATGGTTAGCCGCATATTGTTATTATCCCCTTTAAACGTTACGTTTTCAGGAGTTTCTATAAAATAAGGGCCGTATGAGTTATAGTTATCTCCTAAATTAAGCGTTGCTGGTCTATTGGCATAAATTACCTTTTTCGTAACATTCCAATTCTTAGGGTTATCTTTGAAATTGCCGCTAACTGTGTTGTTTGAAATATTCATTTTCAAGATATCCCCATGGCGTTTGTATACAATTCCATTTTCAGTATATTCTTCATCAGCAACCGCATCAGTTTGAACACCAGCAATTTTGTATTCTGCAACTTTTGCACCTGTGAAATTGTGATAAGTGAGTTTTATATCATCTTCGCCTAGAGGTGGAATTGTAATAGTGCATGCCCCAGTACTGTCTAGTGTGAAAGGTGTGTCGTTACCGACTACCTTAACGTTGTAATGAGGCACGCCTGTTACTGTTACCGCCTGTTGACCTTTGGTTACGCTTGGAATAGTCAACGGCTTAAATTCAGTCCGAGGAAAAGGCTTACCTATATTACTAATTAAAGCAGTAAGTACATCATCAACGTTAGCACTCTCGCACCATACATTTCCGCTTAACAAGGTACGATATGCAGTTTCTGCAGTTGCACCTTTACCAGCTTCACCTTTATCACCTTTAGGGCCTTTAAGTTCTGCTTTTTGTGCTTCTGTTAAATCTTCAAAACGTAGTGAATCACCCTTAGGACCTCGTTCACCTCTATCGCCTTTAGGACCTTTTAAATTACCCAATCTAATTCTAGCCATTTATTTTACCTCTTTCCAAAATCCAACAATATCCAAAATGTAGCGTTTGTTATTGCCAACAACCCCCCACCCTTTAATATTTCGTGTATTCGGTTCAACATATACGCTATTATTATTTGCATCAACCGTCACTTCTAACAAACGGCTTGGTACTGGAGCATCATTAGGAAGCGTACACAATACACCACCATTACCGGAACCACCTGCTGGGACTACTTTCATATCTAAGTGTAATTTACCAAACCCTGTCGCAGGATTAAATTCAAGGTATCCTCTACCTGCACCAGGGGCTCCTGCTTGTGCATTACCCCACACAACATCATATGTTTTGATTGCATTAACGTTTACAGCACTAGCCGCAGGAGTATTACTTGCAAGATTAGAATAAGCAATGTCTACAAACAAATCGCCATTTTCAGCTAGTGTAAACGTTAATTCTGGTTGCGTACCATTATCGCCTTTATCACCTTTAGGACCAGCTGGGCCTGTTAAACCTTGTGGCCCTCTTTCACCAGTATCTCCTTTAGGCCCTGCTACGCCTTGCGGTCCTTGTGGTCCTACATTACCTTGTAAACCCTGTGGGCCATCTACCCCTCTAGGACCTTGAGGTCCTGTTGGACCTATTGGGCCCTGTGGACCAATATCACCTTTATCACCTTTAACCCCGGACATAGTGGTTAAGTATTCTAAAGATGTGCCTGTTTTAACAAATACTTTGCCATTATCTGCATCATCAGAACGTACCATAATTAAACTATTTTGTTCAAATGTTCCAATTTTACTATTCATAACGGCTACAGATGGCTGGATAGATCTAATTTTAAAAGGTTCCCCTCTTTCGCCCCTTGGTCCTTGCAAACCAGTAGGACCGATTGGACCAATTGGACCACGCTCACCTTGTATACCACGAGGACCTTGTGGACCAGCTTCACCTCGAATACCCTGAATACCTTGTAGCCCTTGTGGACCTACAGGGCCAATATTACCTTGTTCACCTTTAGGCCCAGGGTCGCCTTTAAGGCCATTAACTCCATCTTTACCCGGAGCACCAGGAGGTCCAGGTGGGCCTTGAATACCCTGTACCCCTTGTTCGCCGTTTAGTCCGTCAATACCATTTCGACCAGGTTCGCCCTGTGGCCCTGGAGGCCCTGGAGGACCTGGAGGACCTTGCGGTCCTGGGTCACCTTGTGGTCCTTGCAATTTAACAATCTGGGTATTATCTTTGACAATAATTTTATCATCATCAAGATCCTTTATATGAATATTCTCCTCGTTCATATCATTTCCCCCTATTGCTTATTCCTTCACATATTGTGATTTCACCTTTTATTAAACATTTGATAGGCTTATTACTACTCCACAAAAACAAATCCCAGTAGTACTTACCACGGCTTAGTGTATCTGTGTCCAAAGATAAAATGATTTTGCACAGCTCATCATCTTCTAACCCATCTTGAGATACAGATATATCAAACTTTGCCTTGTACTCCTCATCTGTTGGATATTTTCTAACACATGCAAATAGGCTTTCACTATCTACCATATTGGTATAACCAACATTTAGAGTAATTGTTTCTCCTTTAATCACATTAAAGTTGTGTAGGACCGGTAGTTTCATTTTCATCGCCCTCGTCCAATTCCATTAAGTCATTATGGATGCAGCCCTCTGTGGGGCAAGTGCCATCTTCATTTAACGTTGCGTAGCAAAATTCACAAAACTTCATTACAGGAACATCACTTTTGATTTCGAACGCTTCCATTATTTCACCGCCTTAATTTTTAATAACATTTCTTGATTTAACTTCTTAAACTGTTCTTGCAAGTCGGTAATATCGCCGTTAATCAATCGACGTCTTAACACCATTTGTTCTAGTGTTTCAAAACGCCCCTTGTAATAATTTCTAATTTCAGCGATTTTTTCCGCCTTTGTTGGCTCTTTTGCTTGCGGTTCAACGAACTTGCCGTCTACATAGAATTTGCCTTTCATAAACTCGTCAAGCATGTTGTCACCGTCTTCGGAGTAAATGTAATCGGCAGCATCTGGCCATTGTTCTTTTGCAATTGCTAACAACTGTTCTTTTGTTACTGTGTTATCCACAATGGACGTAATTCTCTCGCCCATCTCATTTACAATAAATATATATTGATTCATATTAATATCCTTTCGGAGGTTAAATTATGCGCCGTCACCTTGTTATATTAAAACGTATGCAACGCAATATCATTACATTAAGGCAACTATTTAACGAGTGGTTGCCGATTCACTCACGGTCTATTTCTAAGAGTGCTATTAAGTCTTATCACATTGCTTTTAAACACATATCCAACATAGCGGATATGCCTATCACGGATATTCATTTTCAGCACCTCCAAAATATGATTAATTCCATGCACGTAAAAGGACTTTCCTACTCATCATGTAAGAAAGTCCGTACATTACTTAATCAATTATTTAATTACGCTATTATACAAGATTATCCTATCACTAATTACGCCTTACACTTAAATCTAGGTCCCAATGTGCCAACAATTAGAAGAAGAGTATTCACTCGCCAACAAATCAACAAATTATGGGCGATAGATACATCTTATTCTCGCATGATTTTAATACTGCTCTACACAGGGCTCCGCATAGGTGAGCTACTTAATTTACGTAGGCAGGATATCAATAGACGATCATCATACCTTATTGTGAGACACGCTAAAACAAAAGCCGGTGAAGGTCGTATTATTCCCATTCATCACCGCATCATGCCTATAATAGAGCAACTACATACTAGCGATTACCTATTCACTATCAGCTACACATCATTCCGTAAGCATTTCCAGGATATTATGGATCATCTTAACTGCAAGCACACTATCCACGATACTAGGCACACATTCGCAAGTTTACTTGATGCGGTTGCATCACCTAACGCATTACGTTCTTTACTAGGTCACAAACAAGGCGATATTGCCACTAGGGTATACACGCATAAAACTATTCGTGAACTGCGTAAAACCATAGAATTATTAAAATAACTCCCCAGTGGGGA